GTATGAATGGACGTTACAACCCAGGCACAAATGGTTTTGGAGCAATAACTACTAATACGTTTGATGATGCCGTCAAAGCCGCCATGTGCGACGGGAAAGGTGCTGCATGGACAGCAGAGGAACAGGCGGCAGCTAGGGAGAGGATGGGGATTATTTCAGAAGATGATTTTGAATTAATAGCAACTGTGAACCCATCCAAAGAAGAAATTGTCAGTTCTATGTTAATAGATTTAGCCGAACCTATAAAAGCAAATTTTTATATTGTTTGTAACATAGGAATCACAGACAAATCACTAAATTATGTGAACATTCCACGACTTCAATTGACGATTAATGATTACACTACATGGATGTATCAATCTCTACAAAAAAATAGTACAGAATTACGATATATGTTAATGCAGATACCGATATGTAAAAAAAGCGGGCTTGTTATTTTATCCAATCCTATACCTATAAATAATGATTTTCAGTCAGGTACAAACCTTGTTGGAAATGGATTAGGAATAGCACCATACAGTGATCGTAATTATTCAAAAGGAATAACCAAAATAAACATTACAGCGAAAGATAACTACTCAGCAGGATATTTTTCGAAGAATACTGTGTTCACAATATATGGAAAACGTATATAGAGCGGGGTAATGATAGTGAGCAAAATAGCAGAATACAAACAAATCAATACAAGAACAGAATCTTACACAGTAACCGTTCCAGCCGAGTACGATGAAGACGGTAACCTCATCTCTGAAGAACATGAAGAAACCCGTACCCGTGAAGTACCAGTAATGGGAATGGTCTACAGAGATATGACACCCGAAGAGATTGCCGAGTTGGAGAAGATTCAGACGGAACTTCCAGAAGAACAACCAACTCAGCAAGATCGTATCGAGGCACAGGTTATGTACACGGCACTGATGACAGACACATTATTAGAAAGCGAGGAAGCATGATGTTTGAGAAAATTAAGAGATTTTTCAATTTGCGACTTTACACGGCAAAACAGATCAGACAGTTTTGTGACAAGGGTGTAATCACACCGGAGCAGTATAAGCAGATCACCGGAGAAGAGTACTAACATGTACCACAACTTTTGTCGAAAGAGGTGATATACTATGCTTAGTCCAGAATATTTACGGCAAATTACAGAGGGCAGTGAACAGATTGCAGAAGAACTGCATCAGTATATCATCTCTGAGATCGTGTCGAGAATGGTGGCAAGAATCGGCAGAGGTGAGGACTATATTCTGACCAATGCCGATGCGTGGAGAATCAGAACACTACAGGAATCTGGTGAGCTGTTAGAGGACATTCTGACAGAATTATCCAAATACACCAAACGTGAACAGCGAGAATTTCTTGAAGCGTTTGAAGATGCCGGAATCACTGCAATGAACTATGATGATAAGGTATATAAGGCGGCAGGACTCAGTCCAGTCCCATTAGAACAGTCGCCAGCTATGATAAGGCTCATGGAGCGAAATATGCTTGCGACTATGGGAGAGTGGAAGAATTTTACACGAACAACCGCAAGTGCCGCTCAAAGGCTCTATATCGAGCAATGTGACCTTGCATATAATCATGTAATGACTGGAGCGGTTGGGTATACGCAAGCCATCAAAGAGGCGGTTAATAACGTTGTGAGTGATGGCGTTACTGTCACGTATCCATCTGGCAGAAAAGACACGATCGAAACAGCAGTCGCACGTTCTGTCAGAACTGGTGTGGCTCAGGCTACGGGAGATATATCCCTAAAACGCATGGAAGAAATGAACTGGGATTTAGTTCTGGTCAGCGCGCACATGGGAGCCAGAACGGGTGACGGTGGTCAGAATCCCGGAAATCACTCATGGTGGCAAGGCAAGATATACTCTCGTTCTGGCAAGAGCAAGAAATTTCCACCGTTCTCATTGACCGGATATGGAACGGCAAGTGGACTGTCAGGGGTCAATTGTCGGCATAGTTTTGGAGCCAGTGATGGAGAATTTAATCCCTATGCAGAACTATCAGCGCAGGACAAAGCCAACAAGGGAAAGCAGTACGAAAAGGAACAGCGGCAACGTACTTACGAGCGAAGAATCCGAAAGGCAAAGAGAGAAGTCCTTGGAATGCAAACGGCGGTTGACAACTGCAAGGACGAACAGACGAGATTTGCACTCCAGCAAGACCTTGACCGGAAGTCTTATCTTTTGCAGAAGCAAAATGCTGCATACAAGGCTTACTGCAAGCAGAACGACCTGAGGGAGCTACAAGACCGACTCATGATTGCTAAGTGGAACCACCAGAATGCCGCAAAAGCCAGAGGAGCGGCAAAACGATATAAGACAGCAAAGGGGATTGACTGATGGATAGATGGGAATATTACAATCCGAATCCTGCTGGAAATCGAGTCGGAGATTGTGCTGTTCGGGCAATATGTAAAGCAACCGGCTTCGACTGGGAAACGGTTTTTACCGGATTAATGATACAGGCATGTACTCTGTCAGATATGCCATCAGCTAATTACGTTTGGGGAGCGTACCTCTATAAACGTGGGTACAGACGTAAACTGATTGAGCAATCAGAACAGTATATCTATACAGTCAATGATTTTTGCGCAGATCATCAGACAGGCACATACATTCTCTGCATAGATGGTCATGTGGTGACAGTACAAGATGGTAAATATTATGATACATGGGATTCCGGAAATGAAGTCCCGGTATATTACTGGGAAAAGGAGTAGCTAAATGAGCATACAGGAATTTATTCAGTTTTTTCTTTCAATCTGTGGAGGAGTATCAATTATTGGAGGGGCAGCAGCTGTTGTTTTTAAATGGATTACTCCGGCATTTCGACTCAACAAGCGAGTTGAGACACTGGAAGAACATGATAAGCGAGATTACGAGAGTCTTCAGAGGATTGCGGAACGTGATTCATTGATTCTGGAAGTGCTATCAACAATGTTGGACAGTCAGATTAGTGGAAATAACGTCGAGGAATTAAAAAAAACAAAACAGAAGCTTACAAATTATCTTGCACAGAATCAACGTTAGCATTAGTAAGGGGTATGCTCATGAAATTATATGTGTTCACGAAAAAAGATATAGACAGGTTCTTGATAGAGTGCAATTTCACACCGGACGAAGAAAGACTGTTCCGGTTGAGATGCCAGGAACGCACTCTCGAATACTGTGCTGAGCAGATGAATGTGAGCATATCAACAGCAAAGCGGTTAAGCCGGAGGGTGAATAATAAAATAATTAAAGTATGCTAAAAAGTAAGGAGAGGATTTTCTACCCTCTCCCATTTTTTTAACAAAAATCTTCTTTTACAGCTCTTTCAAGTAGCTTTATAACATATTCTGGTGGAGTTCGCTTGCCACTCTCCCAGTTTTCTATGCTTCTTTTAGGAATACCATATTTTTCAGAAAAAGCTTGCTGGCTCAGATTTGTAAAATTCCTTAATTCCTTTACATCCATATATTAACCTCTCGTTTCTTCCCAATCGCCATCGTCAAAAATGGTAACCTGTCTATGTATCGTCTGCATCCAGTCTTCACCAGTGGAATTTCCGAACGAATCTCGGCTTTTTCTCGGTACTTCCTGTTCTAATTTCACATAACGACACCACGTAGATTCGTCTTTTACTATTTTCCATCCTTTTTCAACTAATTGCTTAATCCTTTCTTCGCCCGTCATTTTATTATCCTCCCTTGACTATATTTTTACCTTCGTGGTATAATGGCTTTGTCACTTACAGAGGGATGTTCTGTAAGCGGAGTGCCTAACGATTCCGGGCACCACGGATTGAAATAATAATTTTAGGTATAAAGAGCTAGTTTTGCATGCTTAGCTCTTTTTACTTTGCATTTTTTCCGTCTCCATAACATTTATAAAACGCTTCAACCAGCTCTGCCAGTTCCTGCGGCGTGAGATTTTCTTTTAGGTCATCCGGGATACGATTGTAATTGCGCGCAAAGGTTTCAACACAATCTCCAATTTTGCATGCCTTTTTGACCTGTTCAAGTTTGTACATTGCTCCGATTTCTTCAGCTGTAAACATCCCTTTTCTAAGAGCTTCACGGCCTTCTTTGTCTCGATCAAGCCCCAATGATTTTATCGCTACCTTCTTACTAATGACTCCGATTCCTTGTATTTTCATTTTAATCCTCCTTTATTATAAAACGCGATATCTCACGATATCTTCAACTTTCTCAGGACTTCCATACCAGTATTTTTCGTCTGGATTCCATTTAAGCCCAAATTCTTTTAAAGTTTTCCTACAATTAAAAGTATTTCCAGAAACAACTCCGTCTCCAAGGTTAAAAAGAACTTCGCATCCATCAAGGAAAGTATTGAAATATTTGCCAAGCTTTGCGAGCTTGAGATCTTCTTTAGCTTTTTCCCATGCTCTTTTAAGTGCTACAGAAATAGTACATTTACACTGTCTTACGATACTCCATGCATTTTTCATGATTTCTGATTTGTTATACTTCATAATGATTACCTCCTAAATGATTCCTTATTTCCTCTTGTTGATATTATAATACCACCCAGTGAGTGATATGTCAATACTTTTTTGACACTTTTTCGAACTTTTTAGATTGATATATCTATGTAAAAATATAATCAGAAAGGCGGTGTATAAGATGGCATTATATAACAATCCTTATCAATATAGCTTTGGCGTTCCTGGGCAGATGAACCAGTTCCAGCAACAGCCTGTCCAGATTCCAACTCAACCAGTACAGCAACCACAGCAGAATAATAGCGGTATCCTGTGGGTATCCGGCGAAGTCGGCGCAAAATCCTATCTGGTAGCACCCGGGACAAGTGTTTTGCTGATGGACAGCGAAAGTGAAAAGTTCTACATAAAATCCACAGATGTATCCGGTATGCCACAACCACTGCGGACATTTGAATACCACGAGGTAGGTTCTCAGATGCCGCCTAAGCAGCCTGTTCAGAACATGGACAGTAAATATGTTACTCGACAGGAATACGATGATTTGAAAGGCAAATACGAAGTTATCATAAACCGATTAAATTCATTTTCTGAACCTGTTAGGGCTAATACCGTACAGGAATCAGCGACAAAGGGAGGAAATGCAGATGAGTAATCCATTATTTAACGCACTTGGCGGCGGGATGCCGCAGGGAAACGGACCAATGCAGATGATACAACAGTTTATGCAGTTTAAACAGAATTTTAAGGGAGATCCGAAAGCAGAAGTCGAGAAAATGTTGCAGTCTGGAAAGATTTCTCAACAGCAGCTCAATCAAGTTCAACAGATGGCAGGGCAATTCCAGCGCATGTTGAAAGGAATGAAATAGTACATTACAATCTGGCCAGATTGATGTAAATACACAAAAAGGAGATTATATTATGGATGGAAATTATAGCTTAGCAGATATTGCCGCTGCTACTGGAAACGGCAGAAATAATGACGGCATGTTTGGTGGAGATGGCAGCTGGTGGATTATTGTTTTATTTATTTTTGCTTTCTTCGGATGGGGAAACAACGGATGGGGCAATAATGGAAACGGCGGAGGATATGTAGCTACAGCAGCTACTCAGGCAGATATTCAGAGAGGATTCGACAATTCCGCTGTAATCAGCAAGCTTGACGGAATCAATAGCGGCCTGTGTGATGGCTTCTATGCTATGAATAACGGTATGCTTACCGGATTTAACGGAATCAACACAAACATCATGCAGACTGGTTTCGGCATTCAGCAGGCTATTAATGCTGACACTGTAGCAAATATGCAGAATACCAATGCACTCCAGGCACAGCTTGCAAACTGCTGCTGCGAAACCAGAGAAGCAATCCAGGGCATAAACTACAACATGGCACAGAATACCTGTGCATTGCAGAACACCATGAACAGTAACACAAGAGACATTATCGACAGCCAGAACGCCGGAACAAGGGCAATCCTTGATTACCTGTGCAACGAGAAGATATCCAATCTCCAGGCTGAAAATAACGACCTCAGACGTGCCGCTTCTCAGGATCGCCAGAGTGCGCTTCTCACAACTGCAATGGCTTCTCAGACACAGCAGCTCATTAATGCGATTAATCCAGCACCGATTCCGGCATATCAGGTTCCTAATCCGAACACATATTACGGATGCGGATGCAACACCGGATGTAATTGTTAACAACTTCATATCGAGAGTATCTTTCGATTGATTCGGATGTCGGCTTATGCCGTATTACACAGAGGGGCAGGCTGAGACCTGTCCTTTTGTGATATGAAAGGAGTATTTTTATGGCAGAATTTACAAATGTAGCTGCTCAGACTGTAGCAGCAAATGGAAACGTAGTATTTTCAAACACAGCAGTCAAAGGTTCTAACTGCATTCAACACAGGGAGGGAAGTGGAATCATTACGCTGAGAGGACTTACTAACCAGTGCAAGGCTAGATTCTTCGTGGATTTTTCTGGTAATATCGCAATTCCAACAGGCGGTACTGTCGGAGCTATTTCTCTGGCTATTGCAATCTCTGGCGAGCCTGTATTATCTTCACAGATGATTTCCACACCGGCAGCAGTAGACCAGTATAACAATGTGTCCTCTGGTATCTATATTGATGTACCTCGCGGATGTTGCGTTAATATCGCAGTAGAGAACACAAGCGATCAGGCTGTTTCTGTTGCGAACGCAAACATTGTTGTGACCAGAGAAGCATAGGAGGTGTGATTATGAGAGACATTAAAGACTTATGTGCAAGAATTGAAGACGAACTGTCCAAAATTGCTGACAGTGGGCTGACCACTGGAAATCTGGAAATGACATACAAACTGATTGATATGTATAAAGATATCAAGAATACGCAGTACTGGGACAAGAAAGTGGAATATTACAATACTGTCCTTGATGAGATGCGTGGTGGCTACAATGACGATTACAGCGAACGTGGAAGAAAGCGCGACAGCATGGGGAGATATAGCTCAAATGATGGCAGAATGATGCCGGATTACGACAGAGGCAGTTCTTATGCCAGACGTGGGGAACATTATGTCAGAGGGCATTACAGCCGTTCTGACGGACGAGACGCTTACGATGACTACATGACACAGAAACAGAGCTATCGTTCTGGCAAATCTGAGGACTGTAAGAGGAAGATGCTTGCCGCTCTGGAAGAACATCTGGACGAACTCACAACAGAAATGAGCGATATGTCCAAGGATGCGGAGTGCCGGGAGGAACGTGATCTTGTTAAAAGATACGTGGAAAAGCTCCGTGATATGCTCTAATTAGTCAAAACATGTACCACAACTTTTTGGAGGTTCTGTGGTAAAATGTATTCATAAGGAAGATTCGTAAGTGGTTGTAGCCACTTGACATAGACATTTTTCATTGATTCCTCCTTTCTTCGATACGTGTCCTTAATAGAAAATGCAGTGTTTAGCTAGCACAAGACGCATGAGGTTGAAAAGCGGATGCAATTTCCGACACGTATCATTACTGTCTATGCGATCATATAGACAGTACGCACCTCCTTGTAAAAGGTAGATGGGCCGACAGGTGCCCGAAACAACTCGTGGCAGGCATGACACGTTAAACACCTTGCTAACCCGGGAATTCGGGTTGACGGAATGTGCAAGTAACTGGGAACGGCCTGGTCGTAGACTAGGTCTTGATGGTTCGAATCCATCCGTTCCGCTTGTCTGGAGCCTGAAAGTTTGGCGTGGGAATAGCGCAGGGTGGCGCATGGGAATGTAATTCCGAGTTCCGGACATGTTTGCCGCCTATCGGATTGCAAAGTGGTCTCCCTTAAAGTAGGCAATAAGTGAACGTGCTGAAATGGTTCTTCCAGATATGTACATCGCAGGATAGAGAAATGGAATCTCGCAAGGTTCATACCCTTGAGAACGGCGGTTCAAATCCGTCTCCTGCAATTACCCTGCCAGTGGTCTAACTGGCTTAATCCACTTACCTGCGGCGGCAGGTCAATAAACACGACCAGGAGGATATATATGCAGAAACTTATTGACACATTAAAATCATTTGGAATTGAAATTCCGGAGGACAAGCAGGCAGATGTGAAGAAAGCACTCTCTGAGCATTATAAGAATGCTAAAGAAGTAGCGAAAACTCTGTCGAAAGTCGAAGGTGAACGTGATGACTGGAAAGAACGTGCTGAGACAGCAGAAGAAACCTTAAAAGGCTTTGACGGCATTGACCCGGCAAATGTCAAGACCGAGTTAGCGACTTGGAAACAGAAAGCGGCAGATGCGGAGAAAGAATTCAATGCGAAAATATACGAAAGAGATTTTGACGATGCTCTTAAAACTGCATTGGAAAATGTTAATTTTTCATCTCCAGCAGCTAAAAGATCTGTTACTGCTGATATCAAATCAGCTGGTCTTAAGCTTAAGGACGGAAAGATTCTTGGACTTAATGATTTACTTGAACAGATGAAACAGGATGAACCTGATACATTTGTAGATGAAAGTCAACGGCAGGCTCAGCAGCAACAGGCGAGATTTGCAACAGCGCGGATTGGACATCAGCAGACACCGGGAAGTATGACCAAGAAAGATATCGAAGCAATCAAAGACCCGTCCGAGAGACAGGCTGCAATTGCTCAGAATATCCAGTTATTCCAGTGATTTTTTACACCGACTATACGCCAGAGTATAGCCGCTAACCCAATACCTTAACAATTATGGGTAGAAAGGATTTTTTTATGCCAGCAAAAACAAATCTTATTATGACTAATGATATTCAGGTCACAGCACGTGAGATTGATTTTGTTACCAGATTCGAAAGAAACTGGCAGCACTTACGCGATATTCTGGGTATCATGAGACCTATCAAAAAACAGCCAGGTGCTGTACTCAAGTCCAAATACGCAGAGGGTACTTTGCAGAGCGGAAATGTTGGTGAGGGTGAGGAAATCCCTTACAGCAAGTTTACTGTAAAAGAAAAGAACTATGCGGAAATGACTATCGAGAAGTACGCAAAGGCTGTATCTATCGAAGCAATCAAGGATCACGGTTACGAGAACGCTGTTCAGATGACTGACGACGAGTTCCTTTTCCAGCTTCAGACTGATGTTACCGGCAGATTCTATGATTATCTGAAAACCGGTACACTTACTTCCACAGAAACTACATTCCAGATGGCTCTGGCAATGGCTAAAGGCCGTGTTGAAAACAAATTCAAACAGATGCACAGAAATGTGACTGGCGTTGTTGGATTTGTGAACATTCTGGACGTATATGAATATCTCGGAGCAGCTGAGATCACTATTCAGAACCAGTTCGGCTTCCAGTACATGAAAGACTTTATGGGATTCAATACAATCTTTTTACTGTCTGACAGTGAAATCCCGAGAGGACAGGTTATCGCTACTCCTGTTGATAACATCGTCCTGTACTATGTTGACCCGAACGAATCTGATTTCGCAAGAGCAGGTCTTGTATACACCGTATCTGGCGAGACAAACCTGATCGGATTCCATACACAGGGTAACTACCACACAGCAGTGTCCGAAGCGTTCGCAGTTATGGGACTTACTCTTTTTGCGGAGTACATTGATGCAATCGCAGTAATCACCATTGATGAAACACCAACACTTGGTACTCTGACAGTAAATTCCGTGGCTGGGACAGAGAGTGGTGATACAAAAATCACTGTAAATCCGGCTAAGGAAAATGTCAACAACGTATATAAATACAAAGTTGCAACAGAAGCAGTAACTGTTGGATATGGACAGAATCTCAGAAACTGGAGTACTTGGGATGGAAAAGCCGATATCACAGCAGCAACCGGACAGAAGATCACAGTGGTTGAGTGTGATGGAACGTACAAAGCACTGAACGCCGGAAGTGCAAGCGTAACAGCAAAATCATAAATGTAGGAGGTAACTGGCATGGCTTACGCAGATTATAAATTCTATACAGAATCATTCGGCAATGTCGTGCCAGAAGCCGACTTTCCACGACTGGCAGAAAGAGCCAGTGATTTTGTAGATTTAATGACATCCGACAGGCTGGCGAATGGACTGCCGACAGATGAACGCTCTCAGAAGCGTATCAAAAAGGCGGTCTGTTCATTGGCTGAAAAAATGTATCAAATTGAACTTGCTGAAAGGAATGCTACTAATGCCGCTGTGAGCGGTACGTCAACCGCAATCGGGTCCGGTGGTAGCACGACAGGCATTGTAACATCTGTATCATCTGGCAGTGAATCCATCTCTTATGCAACGCCACAGCAGAAAGCATCAGGTGCAAAGGAATGGAGTGCAGTGTATGCCGCCACCGGAGACGTACAGAAAACGAATGACTTACTTTACAAGACGGCTTTGCCACTTCTGATGGGAGTAAGGACGGATGATGGAATACCAGTATTGAATGCGGGAGTGTAAGATTGATGTTCTCGGGACGGTTTACAAAATCATTCCGAAAGAACTTAAAAACGCAGATATTGACGGTTACACAGACAATACATCAAAAGAAATTGTTATCAGAACAGACAACGCAAATAACGTTGGCGATTTTGATTCCTTACAGAAAAAGCAGTTGAGGCATGAAATTATTCATGCGTTCTTGTCGGAAAGCGGATTGCAGTGCAACTGGCAACACACAGAACAGTTCG